GGCCAACCGCAGACCGCTCTTAGTAGCAAGGCCACTTCTAGGATAAATACCAGCAAATGTTCCTTCAGGAAGTTCAGTAGCAATTCCTGTATGAACTTTAGATACCTCACCAGGAAGAATCATAATAGTTTCATCTGCATAAATGTCGTAACCAGCTGCGGCCGCAGACCCACGATAAGGGACTTTAGCTGTATCTGTTAAAAGCTTAATATTCAATTAATTCACCTCATAAGAAATATCAACCTGGCATCCAGGCTCTTTAATATCGTTAAAGGCTTTAGTAAGAGTTACCTTGTAATAAGTATCATAAACTTCGCCCTTACTCTTTAACTCTTTATATTCGCAATTATACTTCGTAAGCTCGTAAGTATCATCTGCCTTGGCTTCCGCAATAAAATTCTCTACCTCTGGCTCACTATCTACTCTATAAACTTCTGTGGTACTAACTAAATACTTAGACATATCAATTTACCTCAATTTCAATTTCTTTATTATAAGTTGTTTTTGCGGTTTCACGGGCATTCTTTACGATGCCACTAATGTATTGTTCATTTCCGAATAAATGGACTTTAGAAACATTTTCTTTAAAACAAATATCCGGTAAAAGTGCTGCTAAAAAACCATTAGGAACTTTTACAATCCCTCTTGGGGTCGTAATAGTCTGTTCTGCATCAAACATATTAACATAACAAACCAATTCTTTTTCTTTATTAGCTTCCATATGTCACAATCCCCATATCATAATTAAATAGCTGAAAATAAATTAGTTCATCATCCACTTTAATCCAAAATTCAATACCATGGTCAGTCTCCTCAATAGTATGAATTGGGCCAAGTTCAGTTACGATTTCCATTACTACATCGCTAAAGGAATCTTCAACAATATCCTTTTTAAATAAAGTAAAGTAACTAATCTCTTTGCCATATAGCAGATAAAATTCACCATTATTCTGCGCTTGCCATTTTTGAATTGTCTGTTTGGCCTTTTTCAAATCATGCTTATTATAGGCGGGCAGCTATCCAATAATACTTTTATTAATATCATGAAGAGTCATTTCAACGCCTTTAGAACTAACCACTGCCTCGTGCCATTCGCCATCTTGAAAAATATAACCTTTTTCTACATCGTCGCAGTAACAGACTTCGCCTTCTTCATGGTTTTGAAGCGCTAACATCTCAGCATATGTATTTGCTCGAATCAATAGAATTTTTCTCCTGTCGTTTATATTTTCTATTTAAATTATACCATATTTTTTGATAAAAGTCAAGCATTTGGCTCCAAATCTAAGTCTTGAAGGTCATCTGGGTTATCTGTTTGGTCGTAATAAAAAGAACACGTACATCCAGGATGGTAAGGAGGTAATTCTACTTCTCCTACTGGATGCTCTCCAAACCAATCGCTACATTCATCTGTGCCATCGCCTTCAATTACAATAATATCTGCTAAAGGCTCGACTTTATTCTTGATAACTTTATTCTAAACAATTTTAGTTTCATTATCTAAAATTTTTAAAATTTGTCTAAGTAGCTAATCTCTAATATCAAATTTATTTTTATCAAGTTTATTTAAAGCCTCTTCTGTCTAATCCCAATGCTTTTGAATTCTGGCTTTTAAGGTTTGACCGTCTGCATTATAGGTTAAATCAAATACATCTTTAATATCAAAATCTTTTATTTTAGGATAAATATTTTTAATTTCTTTTATTGTAATAGAAATAGTTTCAGTTAATTCTTCATAAAAAATATCAATTAATTTATCTACGCCATTAGCCCAATTTTTAGGATAATCTTTGATATAAGAGGCAACAACTTTTGCTATTGTCTCTTCATAAGGCTCTTCCATTTCAGAAAGCTTTTCTAATAGTTCCTTATGCTATTGGCGTAGGAGCTGTCTTTTTTCTTCTGTCATTTAAAAATCCTAACCTTTATAAAGAATTCTTTGATTGCGAGAGCCTCGCATATGCAAGGTAATATCTCTCTCGCTATCAATATATGGTCCATCAATTAGGCAATCTGTATTACTTAAAATATTCTTTAAAAGAGAACTAGAGCCTTCCTCTAAAATTAATTCTTCATAAGTATATCCTGTCCAAATATAGACTTTCGTGTCGGGCAAATCTTTTTTTACTGATTCTATAACGAGGTTCGTTAAAAACAAATTATCTTCGCATAAAGGTTCTCCGCCCATAATAGCTAAGTTTCTTTTAATTCCATTTGCTTGAAGAGCTTGTTTTATATCAGCGATTGTTTCATAGCTAAACTCTTTTCCGCCAAAGAAATCCCAAGTCTCAGGATTGTGGCAATTTAAACAATGCCGATTACATCCTTGAGTAAAAAAGGTTACACATATTCCAGGGGCAGCGGCCAAGTCGTTATATATAATTCCCGCGTATCTCATTTCTATTCCTCCTTATATTTCCAACTATAACCGCCATGACTTTTTAATTTACCTTTTAAACATTTTGTAATGGTAGAAGCGTCTAAGTTTAATTCCCTAGCGGCCTATTGTGCGCTATCCCATTCTTTAATTATATTATTAGTATTTTTTTCTAACTAATAAATAGGTATAGCGCCTCCTTGACGAGATTTAAACTTTTTTATCTCTCTATTATCATCTCTATATTTTATCTAATAGCCTTTGCAGGTCGGTCTTTTTTGATGTAAAACTTGCTAAATTGTAGAATAAGAAACTTTTATTGCTTCACAAGCTGTTTTAGCATTTTTATAACTTCTTACAAAGTTACCATTTAAATCATATAAACAAACTTCTTTCCCATTATAGCCTCCTCCGTTTTGTCCTCCAGGGGTGGCATTATATCCATTTTTATATGAATCATAATAAGCAATCCAATATACTTCTCTTTCATCAAGTGCATTATCTTCTACTTCTTCTAAGATAGAAATAGTAAAATTTTCAACTCCATATTTTCTTAATGCTCGATGAATTGGGAAGTTGTAATCTGGGTTATTAGGATTAGAGAACGCGCATTTGTGTTCTCTAATCCTCTTTTTTAAATTTACACTTTGCCCAATATAAATATGATGGTTGATATTATTTTCATATTTATATATAACGCCCATTATTTGAGTCTCCCAGTGTGTTTAACTCGCATTTCGGTTTCTTGAATCTTACCTTTGTTAAAAGCATCTTTATATGAACCTGTCAAATATCCAGTCACTCTACGTAATTGTTGAATTTTTGTTCCTCCACAGATAGGACAGACATCATTTATTTCATCGGTATATCCGCACGTTAAACAAGTATCATTAATTGTATTTACAGCGAAGTATGGTATATCATGGTCCATAGCATAATTAACAATGGTTTCAAGTCCCTCTAAATTTTTCTTTACACTTGTATCTAGCTCAACATAAGTAATACAGCCCGCAGAGCTATATCCAGTTAGTTGACTTTCAATATCAATTTTATCAAAAGGACTAACTTCCTTCCATACAGGAACATGAATACTATTAGTAAAGAAATCTTTATCAGATACATTTTCAATTACACCATATTTATTTTTAAATTTCTTTAAAGCTGTATGGCATAAATTTTCTGCTGGGGTATAATATACACCAAAATTTAAATGATATTCTTCTTTAAATTGAGCACATCTATCCTTAAACAATTGCTCAATCGTCTTAGCTAACTCCATACCTTTTGCTTCTGTATGGTCGCAACCAACAAGAATCTGAAGTGTTTCGGCTAAACCAAGTTGTCCAATTGCTAAAGTGCCATGTTTTAGCGCGCTTTTAATTCCTTCTTCAGGGATATAACCAGCCATTACATTGTTCTCATACATAAACTTTGCACTAGAAGGGTCTTGCGCGCAAATCCAGTTAAAACGCTCCAGAAGCATATCCTTAGCTTCACAGATTTTGACATCAAGTAATAACAAAAATTCATCAACGTACTTAATGGATCCAGGATATGCATAGTCATGGTCTATATGTTCTTTTGCCTCCATAGCCAGAGTTGGCATAATAATAGTAACTGGGCAAATGTTGCCTCTACCGTCTTTAAGCTGGCCAAAACCGTTAATATCCCAGCCATTGGCGGTCCTACAACCCATTGTTGAGAAGTATGTTCTAGGATCGTTAATATCGTAGCCAGCATTACCGCTCCAATCAACATTCGCGTAATTAGGGTATAATCTTTGTGCTGTAGATTTTAATGCTAGCTGATATAAGTCATAATTAGGGTCACCAGGTGCGCGGTTTACGCCTTTCATACATTGAAAAATTCCACATGGAAAAATAGAAGTTTTATGAAGCTTTCCAAGTCCTTCAAGAGAGACTTCAAGAAGAGCCTTAGTTATCATTCTACCTTCTGGCAAAATACACGTACCATAGTTAATAGAGGTAAAAGGCAACTGATTGCCACTTCTGCTTTGAAGAGTATTGAGGTTATGATACATCCCCTCAACAGCTTGATATATTTCTTTAACTGTCATGTCCATGGCGTAGTCATATGCTAATGGACTATATTCATAATACGCACTATCATGTATTGACATTTCGCTTGTAAATCCATCAATATATTTTTCTTGATGTTCACAATACTTCAAGCCATTAGCATAATGTTTATAAAAGCTCTTTCTTACATATGGGACCATGGTCCAATCAATATGAGTAGCACTCACGCCGCCAAATTGCTGAAGAGATTGAAGCTGGAAAATAACTGCAACAAGCTGGAAAGCTGTATTTACGCTATTGGCTGGCCGCACATCTGTTTGCCTGGTATTAAATCCCTTAGCGAGCAAATCATCAAAAGGAATTGATAAACAATTGTGCATACCAACAGCATAACTATCCAGGTCATGAATATAAATTTCATTATTTTCATGGTTCTTTCTAGCCATTTCAGAAACTATTTGAGTCAAAGCATAATTCTTTGTCATTACACTTGCGGCTTCTCCAATGCGTCCGCCGAAAGATTGTTCATCTACATTAGCATTCTGATTTTGGACATTACTAGCTGAAAGTTTTTCTCCAATAGCATCAAAGAAATCACTATGAAGATTTCTTGCAACTTCTTTCTTATAACGATAACGAATATAAGACCTTGCGACGTCTTTTCTATCGGAAGCCATTAAATAATCTTCTACCCAATCCTAAATAGTTTCAACTGTTATAGTTGCCGAGCTTTCTAAAACTTTATCTTCAATATCTGCGGCAATATCTTTTGCAGTATCAGTTTCATATAAAGTTCCATCTATTTCGATAAATGCTTTGTTAATAGCATTTATGATTTTATCTTTATCAAAAGTAGCCAATGAACCATCGCGTTTAATGATTTTAGCCATATATAGATACCTCCATCTTGTGTTTTGTTTTAAGTCGTCTACTATATTTTGTGTTTTGAGATAAAACAATTAATCTAAATTGGCCCGCAAACGCTAGGCGGCATCATTCAAATCGCCACTGTTGTCAAGCATTGTATAATTAACAAAAGTAAAATTTAATAATTGAAAATCTTTTTCATCGGCTTGCCAACGACGTATAATCTCATTAACATCAGGATTTTCTTCTCGATTAAGCTGGCGCAATAAACGCTCTTTATCAGAAGTGGTTATATAAAAAGTTTGCAAATTAATTTGAGCGTCCACATATTCTATAGCATGAGTAGCTCTACGCTCTTGTTCTTTTTGAATTTTTATAATTCCAGATGGATTAAAGACTCCAATATTTAAACAATTTTTGTCAAGACTGTCTTCACTAGTCCCATAAAACCAATTATTAAAGCAAGTATGTTCAAGCATTTCATGATTTTTAATTTTTTCTTTAAATTCTTCTTCCGTGACAAAATGGTAATTAACGCCATCAATCTCGCCCTCTCTAGGAGGGCGAGTAGTATAGCTAATTATCTCATGCCACCGAGGATGTTGGGCTAGGCAAGTTTTCATTAACGCATCTTTTCCTGCGCCTGCCTTGCCCATTAGAGCAATAATATTATACATTTATTTCTCCTTTATTCACTATCATCTTCCTCTGCGTCGCCAGTATATCTCTCTGTGCGAAGAATAAGAGAACCATCATCTTCAAGTTTATCAATTTTATAAAGCTGATGGCCGCCTTGAGAGGCATATTTTTTAGCGACAAAATTGTCGCCTGAGCGCATACCCTGAACCAGAATCATGCTGCCTCTATTAAACCAACTATACTCAATGACTTTCTTTTTTCCTTTTGCATCTACCTGAGAGATTCGTTTGTCAAACATAGAAAAATATTCTTTAGAGAATTTAACTTCAACAACACCAGTGGTTGTCAATAGGGAAACTGTGCCTTTTGCCTTGTTTTTGGCAATACAGGTGCCGCAAATCTTAGAGAGCTTAAAAATCTTAATTTCTTTCCCGCCTTTAGAGAAAGTTTTTGCAACTACAGGGTCTTCTGGCAAGCTATAAAAATCTACAATCCCATACATTCCTCTATTAACATTCGCTAATTCATGTTCATGGTAATAGAAGCAAACAGATGCCATTTCCCAAGTTGACAGAGAACCTTTTGCATAATTGCACCAATCCTCTTGGAAGATACTGTTATTAAGGCTCATTAAGATATTATCTTTATCACTCTTAATCCAATCTCTAAAAACATCCATCCATCTTTGATAAACCTTGTCCCAAGATTTTTCTGACATAAAATAAATGGAACCATTTTCCGTGCTATTTATCAAAGAAGTTTTATCTATTTCACTAAGAAAATTAATTGCGCGTTCGTCTAATTTATAATAACCGTCTTTGGTTTTACACATAGCTTTTAAGTATCTATTAAATTCATAAACACGATAAGCCATAATCTCTTCTTCTACTCTAGCTGGAAGTAATCCAAATTTAATTAAACTCGGTAAGTTTTGAAGAGTTAAACGACTCTTTTTGTCACAAGTCTCCCAAATGTACCAAATCATACATTCTGTTCTATCCATTAAACTATCAAAAGCGCCACCTTTAATTAATGCTATCATAACATTTTTCTTAGGCTTTACTCTATAATAAAAATCTTTAACTGATAAATATGGACGGTTTTGGATAATTTGTTCAACTACTTCATCGCCAACATTAACCAATCCTTTTAAACCAAACCAAATCTTATTATTCTTTTCATCCGGAATAAAGGTATAGCCAGACTCGTTAATATTAACTAAACTAATTTCGACGCCTGCGTCACGCATCTTACCAATAGCCTGCGCAATCTTATCATAGTTAGTACTCTGATCTTCTTTATCCTCAATATCTATATCATCATATTCAATACTGCCACTATCTGTAATTAGACAAGCGCAATTCCAATATATAATAGGATACCTAAAGGCCAAATTCATTTCTTGTAAAGCAACAAGAGAATAGGCTAATGTGTGACTCAGATTAAAGCCATAACCTTTACTTGTAGATACTAAGACATTCCATACATAATTACACAAAGACTTGCTTAATTGTTGTTCTTCAACTCTAGCAAAATATTCTTTTGCTAATTGGTCAAACTCTTTTGGATTTTTCTTTGCGATACTTTTACGCAGACGGTCTGCCCAGTTAAGGTCAAACCCGCCGCACTCAGGAATTTGCACCAATTGCATAAAACCTTCCTGTGACTCGCAAATGCCATAAGAGCCTAATAAATATGGCTTCAACAATTCTTGTTCTTCTTTTGTTAAACCATACTTGTCCATTTCTTGATACCAAAGATTAATATTATGTTTAAATCTAGCAAACTTTTGAAGTGGCTGCTCTCCGCCTTTTTCTTGTGCCATAAGGCGAATAACAGAATTTAAGTGCGCTAAATCCTCAACACTTTTAGGTTTTGTAAGGGCAATACCTTGGATTCCACTTTGTTTTTCCATCTGGAACAAAGATAGAATTTTATGGTTCCATACCATTTCCCACATTTTAGGGTCATCTCTTTCGAGATTATAAATGCCTAAAGCTGATTCATAAGTTTCTTTTAGAGTATTTTGTCTTTGGATATGTCCTGCATCACACAGCAAATCTAAGCAAATATGAATTTTATCTTCTGCTTCAACAGAAAGAGCATCATATTTAATTAGCGTATTATTCCATTGTTTCCAATGGTACTGACTATCTCTTACTCTTTTTGAGAGAACACCGTTTCAGATTACGTATCAATAGTAACCTTACTCCCCTTCTGGGGGATAGTCGATAGACATTTATGAATAATTTACACTTTCCAGGTTCGATAAGCTAATATATTATTAATAGTAGAAGCGGATACAATGTCTTTATACATCATTTGAATTTCTTTTCTACTTTTTTGTTTAGTTTCGAATAATTCTCTCATTTGGTTGACATTTGCCTAAGATAATTTGGCTTTTCCGTTATTTGCACCAGAATGAGAAACACTGGCTTGAAAATGTATATTTTCTTTAGTAAAAACTTCAGGCATAACTAATTTATATCTATTTCCCATATAAACATTCCAAAAGCATAATTCATCTGGATATAATTCCTTATATTCTTCTGTATAAGCATCTTTCCAGAAAATTTTATTATTAAATTTTTTTCGAAGGTCTACAACCTGCTCATAAGTTAATTTTCCTGAGTTAAATTGACTAGAAAATTCCATATTAAAAGGATAAATTTCGACCGTAGGCTCAATATCTTTATAAGTTTTATTCAGATAAATTTCTTTAAAAGCACCATAAGTAATTTTTTCAGAGAATTTATCATATAAAATATACTCTGGAATGTTTCTATGAGATTTAATATATCGAACTTCTTCTTCTGTTAAACAAGCCATTCCATTATCAGTTCCAATACGGACAGAATTAGCAATAACATATCTTCCACCCTTGGAAATATTATATCCCTTGCCCAAAGATACATGGGTTTCTAGGTTTTTAATATAAAATTGTTCTTTTTCATCTATTTGTTCAATTGGAACGTGTTCTTCTAGAAGTTCAAATTTAAAATTATTTATACCATATTTTTTAATAGCTTTAGCTATTGCCATTGTAGGATTATTACAACATTTATGATTAGCCCAACGTTTTTTATAATTGTTGGTAATTCCTACATATCTTTTATTATTTACTAAATTAGTAATTAAATATACATACATATTGGATTCCTCCTCAAATAATCATATTTTATTTTCCCTCTATAAAGTATGATTATTTGAGGCTATAAATTATTCAATTTAGTCCGGGATTGCCATATAATTTTTTATTACTTAGGTTTCCCCGGTGCTATATAGGTATTTTTTACTTACCTTATTTCTAAGAGCCTATATAACATCACTGATAAGTGATTAGGTATTTAGGAGCCTTAGTTTTCACTGACTCACATCTTCGCAATCATGAAGGTCAAATGCTGTGATAATTGTTCCATCAGGCGCGCGCATTAATCCAGTTGAATTAGTGAAAGGCTCGTCAACAAAGATAACACCACCTGCATGAATACCCATGCGGCAAACCAATCCTTCAATTTTCTGAGCAATTTCCCAAAGTTCAGGATTGTTATTCATCTCTTTAACAAACAATGCTATTGGCGCATAATCATTTTCTTTATCACCATAATAACATTGATGTAAAGTTCTAGTAATTCCTCTGTCTGATGGAATCAAAGATGAAATATATTGCGCATCATTATTATCCATTTCAAGACCACGGGCTGCTGTTAAGATTGCTTGTTTGGATTTTTCGGTTCCAAAAGTAATAACATTAGCTACTCGATCTTCACCATATACTTCTCTAAATTTTGCCAGTACTTGCGGGCGTCTGCCGCCCTCAATGTCAAAGTCTACATCAAGAACAGATACACGACTTGGATTTAAAACACTTATTCCATTGTCACCAATGGAGCTGACTATCTCTTACTCTCCTTTATAAAACACCTAAAATCCTAAATATTTTTTACCTCTTCTAATTCTGTCGCATATTTCTTGCCTTACAGAATTTGGATTAGTCATTTTAGTATATTTGTTTTTAATTAACCATTCAGCAGCTTCTCTCGTAGTTTCAAATTCATAGGTATTATTATTTTTATCAATTAAAAATAATGGTTTAGATTGTTGCTATCCTGGAGTAAAACGTTTAATTCCATTTTCATTTAAGATTCTGTCAATCGAAGAATGGTCGCATCCAACCTCTAAAGCTACTTTTCTAGCAGATTTTAATTTCATATATTTTTCAATAATATCATCTATATCCCAATCATATAATTGAATTGTCCGTCCGCCTAAAGTGCTATTATAACCATTAAAATAACTATCATAATATTCTATCCAATATTTTTCTCTTTCATCTAAATATTGATTATCAACTTCTTCAATTTCTTCGCATTTAAAATTATTAATTCCATATTTGTTAAATGCCTTATATAAAACTATTTGAGAAAAATATTCTTTATTACTATTATTTTTATGCTGCTAAAATCTTTTTTCTACCGTTTTAACGGTCTAACCTATATAAATTTTTTGATTAATTAAATTTGTAATTTTATAAATATATCCCATTTTATCTTCCTTCCTTATATTTAGGAAAATAAAGGAGAGTCCTCGCGCTTCGGATAGTGATAAAATCTACCCTACTTCCTTACACTCATCAGGAATAGTCGATACACTCCTTACTTTCCCTTGGCTATCCAATAGAAAGTAAAAAGCACGGTATTGAGTTTAATTAAAACTGTCCACCGTTAGCAAAATTATTTAGCATAATTTCACACCGCTTTTTCATGCGTTCACGAGGTTTTTTATAAGTATGTCACCATACTTAGGAGACCTTTAAACCCTATGGGTTAATCTCCAGCTATATGTTTTAGTAGTCTCGCGCAAGGGATTTATTTGTGTAATTCCTAATACATACAGCAAAATAAAGCCTACACCACTTCCTCGGCCAGGCCCAACGATACTTCCAGCTTCCCAACAAACATCAATTATCTTTTGAAGGTTTAAATAATAAGCACTCCAATGCGTTTTATTCACGACAGAAGATTCCCAAGTCATTTTTAAGCATTCTTCTATTGCGTCATAAGAAGCTTGATTTTGAAGAGTTTCATCCCAAAACAACCTATCTACAATATGCTGCGCTAAGACATTATCTCCATAATAGTCTGAATCAACAAAAGTTTGAAGATAAGGGATTTTATCATAATATGCTTTTGGGTGAATTAAAGATTCAGGCTTTTTCCACATTAGTTGAGGAATTTTTAGAGACTTTTGTAGGTCATAATCAGAACACATATTTTTTATTTTTTTGATATTTTGATAGGCTACTTCCAAATCATTTTCAGTTAAATCTAAATAGCTTTCTAATTCCTCTGTATCCATCATATAAGTTGTTGCATAAAACGCATCAACCTCTCTATCACCATTTTGCGCATTCAAATAAGCTTTATGAATTGGCCTATCTTCTTTAGCTAAATAATGACTATCAGTTGTGATGATATATGGAATATTTAATTCTTTAGAAAGAGTAATTAAAAAACTATTTACATAAGTTTGTTCTTCTGAATCAGAGGGTTGCAATTCAAAAAAGAAATTTCCTTTTCCAAAGATTTTATTCTCCATATAGTCACAAAAAACATGGATACGGTTTAGAATTAAATCTTTTTCTTCCTCATTCTCAGCTGCTTTATATTTATTAATTAATGAAGGTAAAAAACCACCAAGACAAGCAGTTGAGCCAATTACATGACCTTGGTTTGCGCCAATAATATCTTCAAGGTCTTGATAATATGTAGGCACTCGCCGCATTTTACCAGTCATCCAAGAGCGATACCAAGCTTTTGTAGAAATTTCTCTAATTTGCTGATGGCCAATAGCATCTTTAGCTAACAAAATAAAGTGCCAATAACTATCTTCACCTTTAATAAAAGTGTCTTTAGTTAAGCCATTTCTACACAAATAAATCTCATTGCCTAATATAACTTTGAAATCAGGGTGTTCTTTTTTAATTTTATTATAATATTTTTGTACTTTAACCGCATTACTGACACTCTCATGGTCTGTAATTGCAATAACTTCATGTCCCAATTTAATTGCATAATCTATTAAATCATTTTCTTTAATAATACAATCTCTTAATCGGAGATTAGAATATTGCGTATGATTATGTAACGAACCGGGAAAAAATCTTTCTGAAATATTAACCACCCTCTTTATATTTCTTATTTATATTATAACATAGTTTTTTAAATAAATCAAAATTATCCACATTCAGACTCGCTATATGTAATTTTATTAAAATTATTCTCATCTAAAATTGAAATATAATCAGTGATTACCCCTTTATCATCTATTACACTAATAATATCTGGAAGATAAGTCAATGGGATAAAACAGTTAAGCTCTAAATCAATCTACCCTTCTAAAACTCCCTAAGAATATAATTTTTTATACCAATAAATAAATTTTTCAAAATTATGAGTATCAATAGTCTCCTATATTGCTTGACGAGATTTATTATCCATCATATGGTGATACCAGTAATAAACATATTCCATACTTAATTCTCCTCTGTGTTTAATTTATAATATTCTTGTTCATTTTCTGGAGTTTACTTCCTTTCATTAAGAACTGAAGTTTGTAATTAGTTTTTTGCTTTTTATGACCCGTAAAATTGTTAATTTTTTACTAATACAAGTTTTTTACTAGCTCTAGTGCAAGCAGTATATAAAAATTTTGCGTGTTCTAATTTATCAAAAGGAAATTTTTCCTCTATAACAACTACATTATCCCACTCACTGCCTTGAGCTTTCCAAGCTGTTATAGCATAACCATAATCAAACTTCTTAGGTACTATATCGCCGAGTTGTGCCTTTCGTTTACCTAGCTAATAGGTAGCACGCCAATCCAAAGAAAATTCTCCAGTAGTAATCATTTCTTTGTCCATATCGACCCAAAAGTCACAGCCATCTTCAGTTTTAAAGTTACCTAATATAACCTCTACTTCATGTTTTTCAGAAGGAATATAATAAGGAATATCTTGAATAAACTCTTGAGGATTATGAAGGATACCAGTTGTGCCATTTACTAAGGCATCACCATTGTCAGATAATGTTTCCCAATAATTCTGAAGGCAGATGATTTTTTCTCCTTCTTGCGGAT